ATCGCCGTGATTTTTAATTGCTTGTTTGCAATCGTCATGTGTCATAATCGCTTCAGATTGATTTTTTTTAGCTGCTACTGTTGCATCTTGAACCATCGCTTTTGCGACTTCTGTAGCGATAATTACATCAACCAGCATTTGTAATGCATTTGTTACGTCATTTTTTTGTTTTGTTTCAGTTGCATTTTTAATATTCAATTCAATAGATTCAAATAGTTGTGCTATGTCAACATTTAGCCCGCTTAGTAGTGGGGTAGAGGGCGTTACTGTTTTTTGTTCTCTACTCTGTTTTTGTGTAACTTGATTAGATGTATTTGTTAATTTATTGCTTTTCTTTTGTTTGTTATCGTTGCGTAAATCACTTATACCGCCAAGTAAATCGCGCAAGTCTTTAGCTGTTTTTTGCGGCGCTTTAAATAAGTTTTTTAAACTTGCTTTAAACGAAGTGGCTTTGCCTAACAGTGATGATAATTTCGAGCCACCAGAAATACCTCGAATCGCCCCCGCAATACCATTTGCGATTGCTTCGCCAAATTCCAAACAATCTTCAATGAATGATATTGCATCACTAACAGTATCGAAAATAGATACAAAATCATTAACAATCTCTGCACCCAGAATGTCGGACAGAATCCCCATGACTGATAAACCATCCTCAACGGCGGTTGGGGATTCTTCATCGGTGTCTGGCGTAAATGTTATTGTAAAATAGACAACACGTTGCTCACTAGCGACAGTTCGTGAGCTCCAAGTTTCAATATAAACTAATTGCGTTTTGTAATAAGGGTGCTGTAATTCCCCAGACTCTGGATTTTCTAATGCATCAATTAGTGCATCGGCTTGTTCTTTGCAATCTTCACCAATCACAACAGCGTTGATTGTTGTTGATGCTGTTGTGCACCCCATATTTTCGATTTTGCCAACATCGCGCAACGGGTATTGATGCTTAATTAATCGATTCCCGCCGCTACGTTCTGAATTGTCGATAATATAAAATGACACGCCACGAAATGAGCCTTTCCCAGTATTTTTTGCGCTAAAGTTTTTTAAAAAATCAAGTATCAATACATACCTCCATTACGGCCATATGTTTTACCAGTATTGACTACTATATCTGTATCTGTTGCACTTATTGACTTTGTTTTGACTGTTAAACCTTCTGGCGATTCAATTTTTAAAACTATTTCTGATTTTTCATTGAGTAATGGGGCATTCCCTTTTATTGTAGCTGGCGATGGTGATGGTTCTGGTTTAACTGGCATATAATACATTTGTCCTTCCATGGCCATTGTGTTCCCCATTTCAGTAAATGCGTCACCCAGTGATTTCCCTAGATTTTGTATTTTGTTATCAAGGCCCATACCAAAGTAACTCATCCATGTCTGAGAGTTACCCTCATCGTAAAATGACGCTGGGTCATTTTTTTCGCGCTCTTGGGCTTCATATGCTTTTCTTAAAACATGATCTTCAGGCAAATCTTTGACTCGGTCTTCTGTGAGAGTTAAGTCAAGCATATTCATGGCTTGTTCAGCAAATGCTATTTGCTTCATCGTATTTCCTATTGCAAAGCCATTCATTTTATTTTTACTAAAATTTTGATTTTGATTTTGATTTTGATTTTGTTCGCCCCAATTGGTAACATAAACAGGAGTCGGTTTTGTGCTAATATCTGTGGAATTTAATATTCCCCCTCCTGATTTACCTCCTTTCAAGATATCCTTAACTCCTTTGTACCCTTTATATGCATAACGAGCTGCTATTGCTCCGCCAATAATTTTTGCGCCAGTCTCTAGTTTTTTTGTATATGCATCTAGTTGCTCGGGTGTTAACGAGTTTATTGCATCTGCTAAATCCTGAATTGGTTTTGCTAATTTTAATTGAGCCCAGCGTTCACCAGCATTTGTCAATGATGTTAATGCTCCATTAAAAGTGCTAATATTTTTCGATGTTTTTTCTTCCAGTAAACCCTCTTCAATTTTTACGCCACTTAGTAGCTTTTGTTGTTGCTTAGAATCAGAAAATGCTTGAGTTGTTTTTATTAAATTGTCAGAAAATACTGTTTTTAAATTATGATCTTTAAATTTTGCTCGATTGCCGATTTCTAATAATAATTGAGATGGATCTTTATATTCTTTCTTATCTTTATCTTTAAAAACATCAATACCATTTAATTTTAGTATTTTACGTTTTTGAGGGTCTTTAATTGCGTCAGCAAATGACTTAATCGACGATGACGCATCAGTACTATTACCCAGATGAGAGTCACTTAATCGCTGAATTGCAAGCATCTGGATCAATTGTTCAGGTGATTGCCACTGTGTATCTTTTGTTAACTCAATTATCCCAGCCAGTTGCTCTTTAATATTGCCCGTGCCAATCTTTGATGCTGATGCGACGCCATTAAACAGCTTATTAATATTGTCAGGGGTAAAACCCTTGTTCATTAATTGCGCAACATGTGCACCGGCCTCGTCGGCGCTTAAACCCAGCCCCTTAATCGCTTTCGCAATATTATCAACATTACCGATGCTTCCCGACACATCGTTAGTGCGCTCGAGCATTTTATCTAATGCAGTAATCACATCGCCGTAAGGCATTTTGTATGCAGCGCCTGTTGCATACACAGTATTTAAAAAGTCGTCAGATTGCTCTGCTGTAAGATTATAACGCGTGCCTAACTCTGTTAACTGTTGTTGCCAATCTCCCACTTTTTTAGCTGCTATCATTAGACCGCCACCAGTTGCAAATCCAACAAACTTATTATCGAATTTATCTAGCATTTTATTCGATGCAGACATTGCGGATGACATCAACCGCATTGAGCGAGAACCTTTTTTGCCCATTTCAGATATTGCAGAGCCAAACGATTTTGCTTTTTGAGCAACATTGCCCGCGAGATTGACGATGAAACTGGTCTTATTCTCTGCTGTCATTTTTAAATGTCCACGTTAAATATCTATAAAAACGGTCGAGCGGTAACTTAAAAATCCACTCTGGGCTGGCGTTAATTCTCGCGCTTAGCGAAAGTGCTGCTCGTTCGAGCGTACGAACGAGCAAGAGCTTATCGCCCCTCGGTGCTATTTTCTGCCACCTCGTCGATTGTTGGGTTATTAAGATCTTCATAAGCTATTCTCAGGAGCTCGTAATCTGTCAATGAAAGCTCTTTAAGCTGTTTTATTGATAAAGGGCCATCTAAAGCACCAATTTTTTTTACACTTCGTCTATATAATTCGGCCGACATGACAGCAGAACTGGCAATCAATTTATGCCCCTGATTAGTTAATTTCACTTGCTCAGATGCAATTTCACTATCGAGAATATCACCTGTTGTTAACTTACGTAGTGTCAGTGATTTAATGTGTTCATCACCAACAGTAAAACCATCTTTTAATGTAATTTCCATTTAATTTACCTTTTAAATTTCTTTTGCTTCAGCTGAAGTAAACCCACAGGATATGTTGCCTTCGCCATTAATGCTTGCATTGCCGTTTGCCCATGCGTTGGGCATTAACCATTGCATACCAACATCAGGAATAAACGTAATTGTCACGTCAGTCATATTGTTTAAATCAGCAATTGATGTGTTGGCACTATTTGGAATTGTTACATTAATTGTTGCTTCAACTGGCGTTTGATTAAATCCATAGACCCGCGCACCTTTAACTGGCTGACGAGTGAATCCTCCCGTGGTGAATGTTGCACCACTGAGTGATTCAATTTCTCTTCCGTTCACGCGAATGATTGCAGTTCCTTGATATTGCATTTTTAACTCCTACAGAAAAAACTGAATTGAATGTGCGTAAATTCTAAATTGATTAACTAAATCATCGTTGCTTAAAACGTTAATGCGATTTTTATCATTTGCATCACGCTCAACAATCAATGATTCCTTATATGCATCAAAATTTTCAACGAGGCCAATATTTTCTAGTTCAGTAAATAGCGCTATTAATTCAGCTCGGATGATTGAAGGTGTAACAATCGGTTGACCGACTCCGAATCGAGTGCCATCATTAGCTAATTTATGGCGAGGGAATTTTTGCGTAATACGTGAACGTATTGCATAGCGTATATAAGACAGCGTCTTGATGGTTTCTACATCTAAATAACTGGTATCTTCAATGTTATATTTATTTACACGATACATTGTAATAACTCGGTCAAGCTGCACCTTGCCATTTGCATTTACATTGTATGCGCTTAACCCATCAAATAAATGCAAGTTCCGTTCATTCCACTGCCATCTGTCAGATATTGCCGGTGGTTTTATGCCAGTTAATTCTAGAGTTTGGACGGGGCGGGCAGGGTCGATATTTAATGCATATGTACAGACCGCAGCATTAACTGATGCCCAAATATATGGAGGCTCGGGTGATATATTTGTTGGTAGGCACGTATACAAATAATCATTATGTGATAATGCGAATGTGCTAGCTTGAGCATGTGTTCCTCGATATGCAATCCAGCATAATCCATCAATTTGTCGAATCCCACCCCAACGAGATTGTAATTCATCACTAAGCAGATTAAGGTTCCCATCATCAGTGAATGGATTAACAATATCTGTCCACCATGTGTCGCCCAGCGCTACGATTGCTTGTGAAATGTTTGGATTCCCAGCTCCCCCTGACATTTTTAAAATATCGACAGCGATACCTGCGGGTAATGTTTCACCGGTGTAATAATTAATGCGAACATCAATATCATTACCAGTAATACCGCCCCAGCGACATGTTAAAATGACATCAGTGCCGGATACATTCGCTGTGACTGGTAATATTGTATTTGCATTAATTGATTTAGAAATATTATTGGCAATTGTTGCTGCAGTTTCATTTTNGCGAACAGTAACAGGGACTGGTACACCAGCAATCATTAACGCGATTTGTCCCGCCCTGGAACATGTCCCCGTCACCGCGATTTTACCGGTTGCATATACGGGGGCATCAACGTCATCAAGCGCTAGCGCATACGCGTTGCAAGAGGGGTTTGCATGTAAAAATGCTTTTAACATTTCCGCAAGCATTGAACCTCGCCCAAAAGCTTGTTCCGCCTGCTCTTTGCGAGTGATGCGAACAGGTTCGCCAGCTTTAACAGAACCTGTTGATAGGCGCAACCCCAATATTAGTGTTTTATTATTTTTGACTGGTGTGCCCGTAATCGCTTGCGAGTTATCAAACTCAACATACGTTAGAGGCACACGGACAGTATTTGGTATAGTGTTAAATGAAACTGCCATTACTCAGCTCCTTTTTTCTTTTTTAGCTCAACGACTTCGATATCGCCATCATGTAGGCGTCGTAGCCAATAACCATTCTGCGGTTTTTTTTCCCCGTTTTCAGATAATG